AAATCGTTTTTAAAAATACTTAAAACCTTTATAAATAAGCGATTAGTTTGGTTTAGTATTGTAGCTATTTGGTGTGCCTTTTGGGTGTTTATGATTTTTAAATATGTTTGCTAACGGATTGTGTATGGTGCGTTGCGTGGATTTATAAAATAACTTAACAAATATGGAAATAATGAGAATAGATAAAGTATTAAGCAAAGAGATTAACAAGATTAATAAAAAACAAGGTGTAGAAACCAAGTATATTTTAGTTAATCCAAACACTTACAAATATTTTAAGCGTCTTGAAATAAGCAAATTTGGATTCGTAAAGGAGCAATTAACCTTTAATGGGGTTAGTGTGATTAAATCAAAAGACATTGAAATTCAATCTTTTGTAATTGGAATTAAATACTATTTTTAATGAACATAGACGTAACAGAAACATTTGAAGCAACCTACGAAGGATTTAAGGCGGTAACAAATCAAGATTTAATTGATAAAACTAAGAACGTTGAGGTTCCACCAATCTATAAATATAGGCAAATAGTTTCAATGGGAGGCTCTAGAAGTTCAAAAAGTTACTCAATACTTCAATTACTTTTGTTGGAGATGGTAAACCGAAATAACATAAAAATTACCGTTTGGAGGAATATGAAAAATGTATGCAGAACAAGTGTAATGGAGGATTTCCAGAAAATCATAATGTTCGATTACAAGATTTTTAAGGATATAAAAGAAAATAAACAAGCGGGTTCTTTTACTTATGTGCCTACGAAAAGTAAGATTGTATTTGAAGGTGCCGATAATGTTGGTAAAGTTCTTGGAGGAACACAAGACATTTCGTTTTTCAACGAGGTAACAGAATTTTCTAAAGAGGTTTACTTGCAAATAACGCAAAGAACCGCAGACAGAGTGTTTTGTGACTATAACCCTAGTAAAACATTTTGGCTAGAAACTTACAGATTCGACGAGGAAACTATTTTCATTCATTCTACATTTTTACAGAACGCATATTGCCCTCCTAACATTATAAAACAATTATTATCTTACGAACCTTGGGAGGCGGATAGTTATGAAGTTGATGGTGCAAATTTGATTTACAACGGAAGCCCAATAACGGCACAAAACACACCACCACCAAATGAAAAAAACGTAAAAAAGGGAACTGCCGATGAGTTTATGTGGCGTGTTTACGGTCTTGGAATAGGAGCAGAAAAACCAAATAAGATTTACAAGGGGTGGCATGAAATTACAGATGATGAATTTGAAGACCAGCACTACGAATCATACTTCGGATTAGATTTTGGTGCAAGTAACCCTACTGCGTGTGTTGAAGTTAAGTACAATGGTGATGGTGCTTTTTTTATAAGAGAACGTTTATACACACCACTTCAAGAACTAGCAGATTCCTTACCAACAATTTTAAAGTTAAAAGTTCCTGAAATTAAAAAAGATAAGTCGTATATTGTGTGCGATTCAGCTAGACAATCTTATATCGACCTTTTATTGAATGAAGGATATATGGCTTTAGGAGCAACTAAGGGAGGTGGAAGTGTTGAAGTTGGTATAACATTAATTCAAGGATTTACAATTTATTACGTAGCTTCTGAAAATTTGAGTTTTGAATACGATAATTATTCTTGGCAAATTGACAGATACGGCAAAAGCACTGATGTTCCATTAAAAATGGATGACCATTTAATGGATGCTCTGCGATACATTTTAACCTATTTAGTAACATTTTTAGGTGTAAAAGTCTAGTTTTTCCGACTAGTTTTCTGTTTTTAAATCCTTTAAATTTGAAGTAACTTTCTTTTTTAGAGGATTTTTTAAATAAAATAGTCTTTTTTATTGTAAGTTTGGATAAAATACATTAAAATGCGTTTAAGCTTTACAAATACTTTATTCCCATTTTTCAACAGAAACAAAATCGGGGAATCTTTTTACGATATTAACAGTTCCTCAAACTGGACGTTAGAGAACTTTTCTAATATTGAGATTGCTCAAAATCACCCGATACTTACACCCGCATTACTTTTCGTTTCAAAATTATTCTCCCAAGCAAATTTCTATATAATTGATAAAAATACAGGAGAAAAGGTAAAGAAGCATTGGTTACTAGATTTAATTAACCAACCAAACCATTACCAGACACAAAACGATTTTTTCGAAAGTCTTCAATTTGGGCAGATAGCACAAGGACAAGCAGTAATATACACTAAAAAAACATTAGGATTAGATCGACCGAATACACTTTACCTACTTAACCCTGATTTAATTAAGTATCCAGATGGATTTAAAACAAAAATGTATCGAGCTAGTTCAGATGCAATAAACAGAATCAAAATCATTTACGACGAACACGGTGAGAACCTTTCTATTAAAATAGGCGATTTACTTTACATGTACGATACGCCTAACTGTTTAGGAACCGAACACTTCTTTGATAATGGTAGTAGGATAGATGGTTTAAGGCAAACATTAATAAACACAAAAGATAGTTTACTTGCCAAAAACATTATTTTAAAAACAAACGGTAAAGAATTAATTACAGGAACAGACAAAGGCTTTCCATTAGGAGCAGACGAAAAAACAAAAATAGAATCACTTTACCAAAACAATTACGGTTTAGGAAGTGCAAGGAAAAGAGGAATTATAACTAAAGCGGGATTAAATTGGCAGTCGCTACACATAGCACTTCGCGACCTTGGTCTTGATGAAAGTGTTAAAGTAGATGGTAATTTGATTTACACAGCACTTCATATTCCAAAAGATATACTTTCCTTAGAAGCCAAAAAAACAACATACAACAACTTCAAAGAGTCAATGGTTTCGTATATTCAAAACGAGATGCAATCTACTCTTGATGCTACTGCGGCAGTATTCCAGAAGTTGATAAAAGAAGAGAATTTAGAGATTAAAGGCGACTACGAACATTTACCGATAATGCAATTCGTTTTAATCGAAAGATACGAGGGTGTAGAAAAAAGAGGTTTAGCTTTGAAGTCTTTAAGAGATGCGGGTTTACCTGATGATGTTGCTTTAGACTTGTGTGGTTTTGATAAATCTATTAAATTAGAGAAGACAATGCAATCTCAGCAAATGGAAGCACAAGCACAACAAGCACAACAAGCACAAGAGAACAATAATAGCAACGAAGATAATAATAACAATTAAAATAAGTAAAAATGGCAAATGTAATTTACAACTCTTTTAAAAGAGATATTCAAAACGGTAGTATCGACTTAGATACTGATGACATTAAAGTAATGTTGGTAACGAGTACATACACTCCAAACATTGACACACACACAAAAGCTTCTGATATTACCAATGAAGTTGTTGGAACGGGTTATACTGCGGGAGGTGTTTCTCTAACGACAAAAGCAGTAACGGCTGATAATACCAACGATTTAGGTAAATTTGATGCTGACGATGTAACTTGGGCAACAAGTACAATAACGGCTCGTGGAGCAGTAATTTACAAGTCAAGAGGTGGTGCTTCAAGTGCTGATGAATTAGTAGCATATTTAGATTTCGTTTCTGACAAGATTTCAACTGCGGGTAACTTCAATTTGATATTCAATGCGAATGGTATTTTAACTTTAACATAATCTAGTTATGATTAATGTATTATTACACACAGAGTTGGACTTGGTTCAAGTTGCCAAAGATAAAGGTGTGTCTATTCAAATCTCGGAAGTTCCCGAAATGAATGGTCTTAATTACAGTCTAATAGTTAATTCTAAGGCTCAATTAATTAATATAGCACAATACATTAAAGCCAACGACCCTAATGCTTCAGTTATAGGTTGTTGGAAGATTGATGGTTCTTTGGTTAAGTTCACTAATCCGACTATGCATCGACATTTCGGGTTCAAAATAAACAAGTATTTGAATAGATTAAAAAACCGAATTGCCCGAAATGGATTAGGAGAAATCACAGAAGAACGAGCCTACACTATTATTGAAGCAAGGCTAAAAAAAGTGAACAAGTTTTATGGTTGGGCAGATAGACAAATCCAAATAGATGAAGTTGGAGTTGATGATTAAAATATAGAATAATTTTATGGCTTATAGTTTAAAAGCACAAGCGTTTTTTGATAGAGTAGAAGCTGATGGAGGAACTATCGAGAGCAAGGATTTTGTTGCTCAACAACTCGATAATCTAGATGGTAGAGAAAGTTTATCTTTTATTGCGGGAGCATATAAAATAGGTAAAGTTTATGTTGCCGTTCCTGCTGATGGAAGCAAAGATATGTCTACATATACAAGAGCGAGTGCTTCTACACGTTTTAATAAATACGGACAACTAGAAACCCTTGATATTGACGAGCCATGTATAACTTATCTTGATGAAAAATTTAGTCAGCCTGTTTATCAAACTTCTGCACAAACAACTAATTACTGTTTAAATTCAGAGCCAACGGCAACACAATTAACCGATTCTAATATTGCTTTTGAGAGTTTTGATTGGGATTGTGGCTTCTTTACTAACTGCGTAACTTTTGGGGATAATTCGGTACAACGAAATATGTTCCATGATTATAATCCTAATGACCCCGACGAATTTGTTTCTATTTCGTTTTTTGTTCAAATGGATGATAACTCAAAACCTGTTTTGGGAACAGACACAGTAAGCGGAGATTTTAGTGTAATCGGGGATGGTGTTATCGCTGATTACATTACAGGAGACGTAAGGAGAGTAAGTTCTATGCATCACATTTATCGTGTAATGGCAGTAATAAGAATTGGTGCTACTCCTAGCAATATTTACGGTATTGAAAAATACGTAGGGCAAAGTTCTAAAGGATTCAAGGTAACGGGATTCATGTTTAGTTTTACTGTTTCTAGTTCTAGTACAAATCCAAATTTCCCTTACCTAAGAACAACAGGAGCAACAGTTAGTCAAGCACAAAGCACCGTAGGCGGAGGAGTTAATAATAGTGTTTTTATTGCAGAAAACACAAACGATGACCTTTTAAGTCAAGATTATGGCTCTTGGTTTTTTAAAGGTATAATGAATACAAGAGGTGGTGCTACGTTTAGAACAAAGAATCTTGCAAACGATTATCAAGGAACATATTCAAATAGTTGGAGAGCATTATGTAATGTTGGTGGAGTAGGGTACAATTCTTCCCAAGGATTTTCAGTACAAAGTAATAAATTAGAATCTTTTGGTTCAGTTTACGATTTAACAAGTCAGCGACCTTTTTCAGAAGGAGTAAAAGGTAACGATATATTAAATTCCACATTTGGTTTAATGCCGAATCCTTCAGCTTTCGTTATTTTCCTATCAACATCAGATGAAGTTATGAGTATTCAATCTGTATCTATATTCAACGAAGCTATTTCAAATGCCGATGGAATTATTCAATCAGACACATCGGATTCTCAAGCCGATGCATATATCAAACGAGTATTAGCTGATGGTGGTATTGTTGAGAACATTGAAAAACTTCACGTTTCAATAAGTCAATTAGACCAATCAGAAGCGATAGTTTTAGTTCCGAGTGGATATAAAGAAGGAAAAATGTATTCCTTATTACCGAATGATGGAACGGGAGATTTTACTTTTGGAAGGTCAAGTTCGGGTACAAGAATAAATGAAGAAGGACTCGTTAAAATAGAAACAAATAATTTTCCTCGATTAGATAATAAAGATGGTAAAGCGGGATTATTAATAGAAAAAACTGCTACAAATTTAATCGCAGATAGTAAGTTATTAAGTAGCTTTAGTTCAACTCCTACACCAAATTCGGGAATAGCACCTAATGGATTAAACGAAGCTTTAAGATATACTGTTAATGGTAACTCAGCTGCTTTCGAATACATAGGAGGTCTTGGAAATTGGACTGCGGGAGCAACTGCTACAATACAGTTTTGGACAAAAAGAGCATCAGGTCAAACACAAACTCACCAACGAGTAACTACAAATAATTATGCAGCATGGAGTTCGGGTATTTCTATAAAAACCGATGTTAGTGATGGCGAATGGCATTTTGTAACATTTACAGGAGTATTACAAACGGGTTCAACAAGTTTAAAGTTAATGCTAACGTCTTATGATGAAAATGCAAGTTCTGACATTGATTGTATTGGGGATTTCTTGATTTGGGGATTAGATGTTAAAACAACCGATTTAGCATCATCATACATAGAAACTACGGGTTCGAGTGTAACAAGAGCAACGGAAATTTTAAGTTTAGACAATATTAATCTAACTTCATTAATTCCACTTGCGGGTGAATTTTCTATAATTTTAGATATGCACTTCCTTTACAAAAGAGGTGGTGGTGGAACAGGTTTCTTTAAATTACATGATGTAAATAATGAAGAAATAAGTTTTTACCACACTTTCTTGATTACGGGTTCTCCTGACCTTGCACAATGGACAACTATTCCCGCCTCAGGATTTGCTAAGATAGGTTTAACTGCTAATGCAACGGAAATAAAACTTTACACAAACGGAGTTTTAAGATGGACTGCACCCGCAGGTTCAACAACACAGTATTTTAATTCCGATTTGGATGGTTTACTAAAACGTATTCAAGTTCATTCAGAAGGATTGGCACCCGTATTGTCTTTAAACAAGATAATGGTATATCCATCAGAATTAAGTGGTGATAAGGTTATAAATCTAACAAGCGAGTTTCCTGTTTATAGCAATGGTGTAGATGCTAATGTTTCTTTTTGTGATGCAAGTTTTCTTGCAGAAATTGTTACCGCAGTTGGATTAGGAGAAAGACATGAAACTGTAAACGTTGCAACGACAAGTTTAGCATACACTATTAATGATGGAGTAGTACAGGATTTTGTTATTGATACAATAGATTACCCCATAGGAGATGTAGATTATCCTAGAAACGATTTACATACATGGAGTTTTCTATTGGCAGATGGGTATGAAAGTTTTAACCTTCATTTCACATTTTTTGATGTAGAATTAAACTATGATTATTTATGGGTTTATTCGGGAACTGATGATACAGGAACTTTAATAGCACAGTTGCATGGAACATCATTACCCAATGATATTTTTTTAGAAACAGATGTTTTCTTAAAGTTTACAAGTGATGCTGGTGTTGAAGATAGAGGTTTTATTGTTGAAGTAAGAAAGAATTTTTCTACTGCCGTTCCAGCTGACGTAGATGTAAACGATACAACGACAAATTTAAGTTTTGTAGCAGAGGTTGTTACAGTAGAAGTGATTGATGACGCACAAACTTTTATTAATGCGGTTGGAACGCTAACAGTTCCTCAAGAAAATGCAATTAAAGATTTAGTCACAGGATTAAAAGCAAACGGAACGTGGACAAAATACCAAGCTATTTATCCCTTTATTGGAGGTACTGCTTCGGCTCATAAATGGAATTTAAAAGACCCTTTAGACACAGATGTAGCGTTTAGATTGAGTTTTGGAGGTGGTATCGTTCATTCAGCAACAGGTGCTAAACCTGATGGCACTACGGGTTTTGGTAATACTTTTTATAACCCATCACTAGACGGTACTACTGATAATGCTATGCTTTCCTATTATTCAAGAGATGATATTATTATTACGGCTATTGAAATGGGTTATATTAGTGGCGGCTATGGGGCTACCCCTCGCTTTAATTTAGAGATAGATTATAATAGTGCTGGTACGAAATTTGATTGTTATTCTTCAGCTGTCGGTAGGGCTTCAGGAACGCCTATTGGTAGTGATGGATGGATTGTTGGTTCAAGAGTTTCATCATCAGATAACCGAGTTTATCAAAATGGAACGCAAATTGGCACAACAAATCCATCAAATGGAGGTACTATTCCAAATGATGACGTATATATATTTTCGGTAAATCTCGGAGGTTCTCAAGGTGCTTTTAGTTCAAGGGAATGTGCTTTTTCAACAATAGGATTAGGATTAACCGCAACAGAAGTATCAGATGATTATGATGTAATTCAAGCATACCAAACCGCATTAGGTAGAGCAGTTGGTACATCAACAAACGTAGATGTAAACGACACAACGACAAACATAAACTTACTTGCCGAAGTAGTTACGGCAGAAGCGATACAAAATGTAACGGTAGATTTAACGCTCTTGGGTCTTGACGGAATCATCGAGAGCGTTACCGTTTCAACAGAAGTAATAGTAAGCGTAGATGCAAATGTTTCAACAAGCACAAGTAGTTTTGGTTCTGATGTTGTTACAGTAAATACAGGAGTAAGCGTTAATGCAAATGCTGATACGACAAATTACAACTTAGTTGCTGAGTTAGTTAGCATAGAGACTTCGGGTAATTTAGATGTAAACGTTCCAACAACAGACATAACCCTTATTGCAGAGGAAGTAGTTGCAGTTGGGATTGAAAATGTATCAGTAGCCGTAAACGACATAACTTCAAATTTCTTAACGGAACAAGTTACTGTAAACACAGAAATAATTACTTCTGTAAATACAGATACAATTAGTATAACCTGGTTAGCTGAAGTTGTTAGTATTGAAACGGCGGGAAACCTAGATGTAAATACAAATACAACAAACTACAATTCAGTTGTAGAGGAAGTTTCTGTAAGTGCTGATGGAACAGTTTCTTTAGGGGTAGTTTTAAGTAACTATGATGCTCTAGACGTAAGTATTGTTTCAGATGCAGATGTGGTCTTAGAAACGCTTATTTCAAATTATGTTTCTCAAATAGCACTTGTAGATGTTTCAACAGGATTAAGTGTCTTTGCGGAAACAACAAATATAAATTACGAGGTTTTAGAGTTTTCAATTGTACTGATAAATAGTGTCGATAACGTCGCAGATGCTATAATTGGTTCTTTTGAGGCTTTAAGCCCTTTAGTTTCAGTTGATATTTCAGCACTAGCAAATGAGTTATTGTTGGTTAATGAAGTTTTAGATGTAAGCGTTGATTTACAGTTAGATGTAAACGTTAGTAATATTAGTTTAGTTTCTTCTATTGAAGATGCTATAATTCAAGTAGATGTTGAAACAGAATTAAGTACAATTCTAACAACTTTACAGATAAGACCAATAGGCGTAACAACTAATTTTGAAACGATTGAAAAATATAATGAGATTATTTTACTATCTTCGGTTATAAAAGATAATATTTTGTTTCATTCAGCAATTAAAGATGAAATTAAATTTAATTCAAAATTAAAATGAGCGGGAAAATATTTGTAGGACAAACGAAATTAACAATAAAAGCCGACCTTTCAGCAGACATAACGGGAGCGTCAGTAGTTCTTATTAAATACGTTAAACCAAATAAAGAGGTTGGTTCTTTTACCGCAGAGGTTGAAAACGAATTTAATGGTATTATAAAATACATAGTTCAATTAGATAGCGATATAGATGTTGCGGGAGATTGGTGTCTTTGGGCTCATGTTACTTTTGCAGATGGCAAGACCATTGCGGGAGAAACTGTATCTTTAAAGGTACACAAAGAGGGTAAATGCTAGTATTATGGAAGATAAAAAAGTATTAAAACTAGATGAAATAGCTAGAATAAAACAATGGAATGATTTTAAAAAGAATCAAACTACTTCAAATCAATTAATTAAAAAAGAGAAAAATGAATCCTCAAATACCTAAATTCGAAAAAAAAGAAGAGCTTTTTGCTTACTTGAAAACAAACAAGGACGATTTAATATATCAAAAAAAATCTGAAGTTAAACGTGCTGATGACGACTTTGGTTTTCATGTAGTTCAAATTCAAGAAGGAATTAACAAGGCTCAAGGAGATGTAGCTTCTAACCCAGACACAATTAAAGTAAGGGCGATTATAAACACGACTATGGTTAGAGATAGCCACAAGGATGTTCATATTGATGGACTTTGGAAAAAAACTTTACAGGAGAATAAACGTATTAAACACCTACAAGAGCATCAAATGGCTTTTGATAAAATCATTGCTGATAAGGACGATTTAAATGTTTACACAAAGATGTACTCTTGGAAAGATTTAGGATACAATTTTGAAGGAGAAACACAAGCATTGGTTTTTGATAGCACAATTAAAAGCGCAAGAAACCCTATTATGTTCAAAGAATATAGCAACGGTAATGTGGATAACCATAGTGTAGGAATGGGATATGTAAAAATGGCTCTTGCAATTAATTCAGAAGATGATGACTTTAAAGAAGAGAAAGCTGAATTTGATAAGCATATTGAAAAAATACTAAACAAAGAAGAAGTAAAAGCAGATGGTTTTTATTGGGCGGTTTACGAAGCTAAAGCTTATGAAGGTTCAGCAGTACCGATGGGTTCTAATCCAATGACCCCAACAATTCCAATAAAAAATCATATATTTGAAACTGAAAATAAATTAGAAGCCACAATTAAAGATTGGTTAACTAATAAGAAATAGCCGCTTAGCACTATTTACATACCGATAAGCCGACAAAAATCACTTTCGGAAAAATGAAAATTATTAATTTGTAATTAAAAAATTATGACACCAGAAGAAATGAAAAACGCACTTGATGATAAATTCAAGGAAGTAAACACAAACTACGAAAAAGCCGTAGCCAATAACGCTTCAAAAGAAGAGTTAGCATTAGCAGTTGTTGCTATTAAAGAGCAAGGAGAAGCTTTAGAAGATTTTATTGAAAATCAAAAACAAAAAGTTGTAAAAGGCATGTTACTTCAGTTTAAAGATTTCCTTGGGGAAAACGAAGCTGAATTAGAGAAAATCAGAAACATGAAGTCTGGAGAGATTTCATTTGTACCTAAAGTTGTAGGTGCTATGACTACGGGTTCTGGTTCTGATATTGATACACCAACATTGGATGTAAGCACAAACTTAGGTTCTTTCAACCTTAGAAATGATAATGCTTTACTTTCATTGATGACTGTATCAAGCACAAATAGACCGAGTTACAACTATACAGAGTTAACACCAAAAGAAGGTGGATATGCTTTCGTATTAGAGGCGGGAACTAAACCAATGATTGATTTCAAATGGGAAAACCGTTACACTACACCAAAGAAAGCGGCGGCACACGAAAGATTAACTGAGGAGTCTGTTACAGATTACCCACGTTTAATGAGTGTAGCAAAAGAATACTTACTTAAACAACATGATTTGTTCAAAGTTTCTAATTGCTTTTTTGCAGATGGAACAGGCGATAACCCAACGGGTGCTACTGCTTACGGTAGAACATTCGTAGCGGGAGGTATGGCTGATTACTTTGCGGCTGGAACTTCAAACTTCATGGATGTTGTTAACGCAATTATTACTGATATTTACACTACACAAAACTTTGCAGATGAAGCTTCTTATGAGGCAAACATTGTTTTGATTAACCCTGTTGATTTCTTCAAATATTTAGTTGGAGCAAAAGATGATAACGGATTACCACTTTACCCACAAGCAGGTTTATTTAACCAAGTTCGTATTGGTGGAGTATTAATTAAGCCTTGGATAAAAATGCCAGCGGGAAAAATTTTCGTAGCGGATATGTCTAAGTACAACGTTGTAAACTATGTTCCTTTCACAATTCGTATTGGTTGGATAAACGACCAATTCATTACTAACCAATTTTCTATGGTTGGAGAGTCAAGATTTTTCCAATATGTGAAGAATTTAGACCAAGGAGCTTTTGTTTACGATGACATAGCAACAGTACAAGCGGCAATTACAGCAGTATAATTTCAACACTTAAATAATTAAAGATGGCACAGACAGAAAAAAGTAAAGTAGGTTCGGGAGTATTTGAAGTAGAATTTGTAAACGATTTTGGTTCTTACAAAAAAGGCGAAAAAGCAAAATACCAAGGTAGTACTGCTAATAGTCTTGAGAAGAAAAAGATTGTAAAGATTCTTAAAGAAATAAAAAATTACGTACCAAAAACTATTAAAGAGTAGTTAAAATTTTAAATACCTAACAATGATAATCGACAACACTTATTTTATTAACGAGCTTTACATACCACATGCAAAGCCATCAGTTACTTCTGATGTTGTAACAGTTGATAGTCAACTAAATGCGTTTATTAATAAATATGAGAGAAATTGTCTTGTTAGGTGTTTAGGATTAACACTTTACAAAGAATTCATTAGTAATTTAGATTTAAACCAAAAGACACTAATTAAAACCACATCTGATGACAAGTGGAATAAATTACTGAACGGTGGGATATATTCAATTAATAATGATGATTTTGAATGGCGAGGATTGAGATTTAAGAATTCAGATTTTGATGCAAAACCAAACAGAAGTCTA